AGACAGATGTCCTCTGCTGGGAAAGTTCGCAATCCTACCCCTTTTTATGATGCTACTCTTATATCGTATAATTATTTCATGGAGCACTTCCATTCAGCAGTGCACGAACTTAAACCTCTTTCTTGGAAACAAGTATTGCGAGGAAATGAAGCGACAATAAATCCTATGAATTTAAAAACGAGTGCAGGATTGTGGTATAAAAATTTAAAAAAAAAAAAAATGATTTGTTTTCAGGATCATTTGAAGAACCATACTACAAAGAATTTTTTGCTGAACATATTTTAGAATTGATACAACAGATGGATAGAGGTGAACCGCCTTTGAATATAGGTGTAGGTACTCCTAAAGATGAAATAATTTCAAAGAAGAAAATGGAGGATGGTTTGGTTAGAATTTTCTTTTCTGGGAATGTTGAATTTTTTGTTTTATCAAAGAGATACTTGTCACCATTTTTTGAAATATGTATGAAGATGAGACATGTTTTACCAGGACAAATAGGTATGAATGCAATAGGTCAGGAGTTTAATACACGCCTATGGAGTATGTATAAGAGTGTATATCCAGAGGGAACATATCAAGAATTTTTACAAGATAATGTTTTTATAGATACTGATTTTGCAAAATTTGATAAATGTGCAATTGCTACTCCTTATGCAATAACTTTGATTTGGTGGATTATGTGTGAATCAGAGTTTTATCAAAATAATCCAATTGAGAAACAGAGACTGAAATTAATTCTTCAAAGTCATCAGGAATTTGTATTGTTGTTGGAAAATAATATATTTATATGTGATGTAGGACAAGCTTCTGGAGTTAATGGAACGACACCAATAAATTGTTTTATAGAGTTTATCTTAGAAGTGGTACAATTTTATTTTGTAAAACATATATATGAGACACAAAGTATTCCAGTATATGGAAACTTTGTTTCAAAAGGATATGTTGCTTTTGATATTTTTAAACATATATCTCTAATTAATTTTGGTGATGATAATGTAAAAGTATTATCTAAAACTGTTTCTAAATGGTACACACATGAAGCAATAAAAGAGTTTGCACGCTTTATCTCAATGGATATAACTCCATCACAAAAGCATGAAAAACAAATACAACTTAAAAACGTTACTCAAATAATGTTTTTAAAAAGATTCCCAACTTATATAGAAAGGTTGAGGTGTGTTGTAGGAAGATTGGATTTTACCTCTATTGGTAAAATGCTTGCATTTTCGGATTCTAAAGATCCAAATTGGAAATCAAGTGTTTTAGCACAAGCAACTCGAGAAATGAGTTATTATCCAAAAGAAGACTTCGATAGATTTTGTAAAATCTTTTCAATTGAAGCTAGCTATGAGTATGTTCAGGATACTTGTTTAACATTTACATGGACTGACAGGTCGGATGAACCTCCGGATTGTTGGGAACAAGTTAAAAGTGAATATCTCAGTAGAGCTAAAGCGGTGCCAGCGCTTACAACAAAACAGGCCGACAGTACAGATACTATAATTTTTCACTCCGGCGTGTCTGGAGTTTTTTAATAGTATCAGTCGGAACTGACTGATTTTTCCAAAAAAAAAAAAAAAAC